GCTTTACTATTCAAGCGATATAATATCTATGCTATCAAGCAAAGTTCAGTATCTAAACTAGAAAAGCAAGGCATCAATCTAGTTTCCTTTAACAAATGGTTTAAGGGCAAGGCTGCAAAAATCTCTAAGAAATTAAGAGAAGAAGTAGGTAAGTATGATGCAGTCATAAACTATTGTGACAAAGAGTATTCTACTTCAGATTTTAAGAAGACAAGAAGTTGGAGTAGTCAGCCTGAGCGTTCAGATAGAGTTGTCATGGCTAATCTTTTAAATATCTATGGTCTTGACTACAAAGACTATATTAAAAACGAGACAGTCACTAAGGCTATTGATGAGTGGCTACTCATGTACTACTTTGCTCAGGTTGCAAATAGTGAATACTTTAATCTCAGAGTATTTAGTAGACAAAGACTTGAACAGCATGTAAATAATATAGCAAGTGAATACAACATCGTAGAAGATGCAAAGGATATTCACACTAAGATTCTTAAATTAGATAATATGCTTTTTGAATTTAAGAAACTATATGGTTATGAAGAATTGCCATCTGGTAAGAAATCACATAGTCAGGCGATCATCAAGACCCTGCCTAAAATGGATATTCTTAGAAAAATTCTTAAAGGTACTATTGACAAGTCACCGATACTAAAGTATATTGTTAGTAGTAACGACGAGTTGGATATTGAGAAGATCAAGGACAGTGATCCTACAAATATTCACAACAATGGTTACTATGGTCGAGACAAATGGTTTGACAATGTTGAACTCAGCGAACTGAGAACAGCAATAGGAAATTTGGTTTAAGGTTTTTATCACAGGAGTTTAATTATGAGTGTTCCTTTTATGTGGGTTGATGGTAACTTGACGGTGATCTTAAAAAATAAGTCTCACCAAGTAATTCCAGATCATACTAATTACAAGTTGATTCTGGAGGCACTACCAACAGCAACAGAAGATGAGTTGCTAGAATTGGTAGACATTGAAAAAGCGGTTGCTACTTTTAGCCAAGGACAGGTATCAATCGTAAATGGCAAGGTAATGTTTGAGGGTGAAGAAGTTCATGGCAGCATCAGTAAGCGTATCCTAGAATTTATGAGCAAAGGTTTGCCTTTCGAGCCTCTTGTAAAGTTCTTGGAAAATCTTATGCAAAATCCAAGTATGCAGAGTCAGCAAGAACTGTATGACTTCTTGGAGCATGAAAATCTACCTATCACTGAAGACGGATGCTTCCTTGCATATAAAGCAGTCAATAGTAATTTTAAGGATAAGTGGAGAGGTACATTTGACAATAGTGTTGGCAAGGTCTGCGAAATGCGTAGAGCAAAGGTAGACGATAACCGTAAGGTTGGATGTTCACAAGGTCTTCATGCAGGTGCGTTGAACTATGTCGCTACTTATGGTAGTATTGATGCTGGTGATAATATCGTGATTGTTAAAATCAATCCTGAAGATGTTGTTAGTGTTCCTAGCGATTGTAATTGTGAGAAACTTCGTACTTGTAAATATGAAGTAGTCGGTCTGTATCAGGGTGAATTGCCAAAGCCTCTTTATAAGGCTGAATTTGAAGCAGACTCCTATGTTGATAATGAAGAATACTCTACAGTTTACGATGAGTATGATGAAGATTATTGGGATCAATTTGAAGAAGATGATGATGATGAGTTTTAGTTTCCTGTGATAGTAGGTGGGCAATTAGGGCTATGGCGGTTCGATCCCGCCACACCTCTTTTCTGTGTTGACATTTCTGAATTGTGGGGTATAATAGAGAATAGGTACTACACCTTTCTTAGACAGGAGCCTTCTTATGTATGATAAAGAAGAACCAGAACATAACGAATATGATGATGATTATTACAATTATTACCCAGAAACAAACCAAGAACCAATAGAGTTTCAATTTGATTGGGAAACTTGGGAATTATGGCTGGAAGACGCTATTAAAGATATAGTACAAGAACAAGACAATGTATGGACAGTGGGAGCAAATACAAACCCAGAACCTATAGAACTACCAGAAGGTATGGCAAGTCAACCTTTATGGAAAAAAGAGTACTTTACTGATAATAAACTTGCACAGAGATATATAAACTATTTACAAAGTCACTCTAAATACATATTAAAAGAACCACGTTACTACAGAGGTTTGTTTGATAACTTAAATTAAGGATATAAAAATGAGCAAAGATTCAGAATGGTTAGAAATAGATGACCTTGATAAGTTTACAAACTATCTTAGAACTATGGTTTATATTAACTTTAACGGCTCAGTACTTAAACACATAGACGAAGAAGATACTGAAGAGGAACCTGAATTTTTACTTGATTGCGATATTAGCGATTTAACAGATGAAGAAAAAGAAGAATTAAACAATTTATTAGCCCTTTCGGAATGTGTGACTATAGTTAAAGATACCGCTAAAAGATTAAGACACAAAAAGACTAAAGAAAAAGTATATTTAATAAGTATTGATGGTGTGGGTCATATTATTGAAAATATTCAAAGAAGATTTATTAGTAATATGATTTCAATTTTGGTTAAAAAAGGCTATCTAGATTCTGCTTTTGATGAAGATAGAAACGATTTTATTTTTTGGACAAAAAACTTTAAGGAAGATTAAGATGCAAAGTTTCAGACCTAGTTCTTTTGATGATGTAATTGGTCAGGAAGAAGTAATTAAAAGATTAAAAATATCTACCTTTGCTTCTAAACAACAAAACAAGCCATTATCCCATGTGTTGCTAGACGGGCCTCCCGGTTTAGGTAAAACTACAATAGCAGCAGCAATCGCTGAAGAACTAGGTAGTGAATTAATTACTGCCAATGCAGCAGCAATTCGTAGTGTTGGAAATGTCATGAAGTATTTATATAACGTGACAAGAGATTGTGTTTTGTTTATTGATGAAATACATAATCTTCCTAAGTTAGTAGAAGAATTTCTATATCCAGTCATGGAAAACTTTACTGCTAATATTGCTGTTGACTCAGAGCCAGAAGAAATTGAAATACCTCCATTTACTTTAGTTGGCGCTACAACTAGTGGTGGTACTTTAACTCAACCTTTCTATGATAGATTTACAATCAAGGAACATCTAACTTTTTATACTGAAGATGAACTAGCTAAACTAGCAAGATTGAATGCACAAAGATCAGGATTGTCTATGAACGATGATACTGCATATCAAATTGCCGTAAGAAGCAAAGGTACTCCTCGTATTTTAAATGCTAGACTAGAGTGGTATCAAAATTATAAATTGTACTTTAAAGATGATTCTGTAAGCGTAGAAGAAGTTTTTGCAGAACAAGGGATAGACTCCTCGGGATTAGATGAAAATGATAGAAAATATATGGAAGTTCTTAAAGATAGTAGAGGTACTGCTTTAGGAATAAAAAACATTTCTAGCATGACAGGTATCGCTATGGATACTATAGAAAACAGTATTGAGCCATATCTTGTCAGGATGGGATATGTTAGAAGAACCAGCAAAGGCCGTATATTAGGAAAGTATTGATTTTCGGTGTATTAATATTATTATGACATTTTCTATTTTTAATTTTATTCCTGTTAGATGCGCTAGGCGTTCTTCTAGTTGGTCAAAAGTTAGAAAAGAACACCTTAAAAAACAACCTTGCTGTGTAGCATGTGGGAAAACAGACAAATTGGAAGTCCACCACATACTACCAGTTCATAAATATCCAGAACTAGAATTACAGCCTGACAATTTAATTACATTATGTGCTGATCCTTGTCATATAATGTTTGGACATTTAAAATATTGGAAAAGCTGGAATGTTGATGTTGTTCAGGATTGCGATATTTATTATAAGAAATTAAAGGCAAGACCATGAAAACCTTACTTTTAATATTATGTTTAACTTCATCTGCATTAGCAGGTAGTATGAGACATGATGTTTCTGAATCAAAATATTTAGACTTTGGTAAAAAATTTTATTGCGTTAAGCAATTAGTTACCACAACTAAAGAAAAAGATGGTACAGTATATGGTTTTGCTTCTTGCGTTATTCTAAATAAACATTGGATAATAACTGCCGGACACATACCAGAAGGCAGACAGGTTGATAGCATTAAGGTTCTACATAATGGTAATGCTTATTTTATTGATAAATTTATCATTCACAAAGATTTTGATATGAAAGAACATAAATGCGATATTGCTTTAGGTTTTTGCAAGCAAGGATTTGGAGATGATATTACAGAACCTAAATTATACAAACAAAAAATAAAAATAGGAGATACCTGTTCAATGGCTGGGTTTGGTTTTTTTGGAAGTATGTTAACTGGTATTCAAAGTAAAGATAAAATATTAGATGATAAAATAAGAGGTGGTTCTAATATTATTTCAGATAGACGTAACGATTGTGTACTAGTCACAGGGTCTAAAGACCACACAAAAACCAGCCTAGAGTGGCTACCTAACACTGGAGACAGTGGTGGTGGTTTATTTGTTAAAGGTGCTTTAGCTGGTATAACCTCTTGCATTATAGGCATGGATGGCAAAGCAGATTCTAGTTATGGAGATAAAGGTTCTTTTACAGAAATATACCCTTATTTAGAATGGATACAAAAGCATGTTGTCAAGACAGAAATGTAAACTACTACCATTTATTCGTCAAAATATCTATGGTTTAAATTATAATAATCAACAAGTAATTCCTTGGTCTATATCTAAATTTAATGTTCAGGAAGAATGGTCAAAGTCACAGGGAGAAGGAGTCGTAGTTGCTGTTATAGATACTGGTTGTGATTTGGATCATCCAGATTTGCAAGAAAGTTTGGTAGATGGTTATAATTTTTGCGAAAGAAACAAAGCCCCTGTAGATCGTAATGGTCATGGTTCTCATGTTGCGGGTACGATTGCTGCTCGTAATAATAAAAAGGGAATAGTAGGAGTGGCTCCTAAATGTAAAATTATGCCTTTAAAAAGTTTGGGGGATAATGGATCAGGAAATATAAAAGATATTGGAGAAGCAATTTTGTATGCTGCTGACAATGGTGCTGATATTATAACGATGTCTCTGGGAACCCCTGTTGGTTCTCTTGTATTAAGACAATGTATAAATTATGCAGTAGATAAAGGTTGTGCTTTGTTTTGTGCTGCCGGTAATAGTGGACAAAGTAAAGAACTGTCTTATCCAGCAAAATATACAGATACTATTTCTATTGGTTCTATTAGTAATAACTTTAAAATTTCTAGATTTAGTTGCAGTAATGGAAGTGAACTAGACTTTTTAGCACCGGGAGAAGATGTTATTAGTTGTGTTCCCGATAATAGCTATGCAAATATGACAGGAACTAGCATGGCGAATCCATTTGCGGCAGGGTGTGCTGCATTGTTACTAGCTTATAAGAAAAGAAAATTAACTAAATATGATTATATTGAGCATTTTTCCAAATATAGTTTAAAACCAGAACATATTTTTAAAACATATCAGTCTAGAGGTATTATTACACCCATACTTTCTTGACACGCTTCCTAATTGTGTTATAATCATAGTAGAGGTTTAAAATTCAATGGGTAATCACTTAAAAAATAAAAAGAAAAAAAAGCAACAATATAATATTGATTTTGATACTGAAAAGAAAAAGAATCAAAATTTTAAACAAAGGAAAAGACATATTCAGGAAGAGGAATTAGACAATGAGTATATCTACTACTCAAAAAATCAAAAATTTCATTAGAGCATTATACCATCATATCAAAACAGGAATGAAAAAGAGTTCTCAAAAACTCATTAATCATAGATACAGTATATGTACAGGATGTCAATATTTCAGTTTTGTCTCTGATACTAAAGACAGGCCCGAAATAAAAGCGACTTGTGATCGCTGTGGTTGTGGATTGTCAGATAAGAAAATTTTTATGAATAAATTAGCTTGGAAGGATCAAAAATGTCCAATAAAAAAATGGTAATGCAGTCTTTACTGCCGTATTCTGTTTCTGAAGAATATATATTAAATAATATTAGAAATATAGCTGCTGACATCACTAAAGAGTGTGATATTATTGTGCCAGTATGTTGTAATGTTTCTAAAATTAAAACAGTAGGATTGTTAAGAGATGCTAGTGAAATATTTCCTTCGTTAAGAGCATTAGAATATGAAGGTAAGAAAAAACTAGGTCAAAGTAGTTTGATTAAAGCTGGTAGTTTTAAAAATAATAATATTTATTTCTGTAAAATGTTTACAGCTAAACACCAAAGACATAGAAGACATATAAACTATGCCCATCTAGTTAAATGTATGTTAGATATTAGAAATATCTCTATAAACTTAAAGAAAAAAGTTGATAAAGATGTTCAAATTCATTGCAGTAAACAAGATATAGGTGTCGATAGTCTGTTTGGAGGTAAGTGGTCTACAATATCTGATTTGATCAAAGATTGTTGGCAAGGTATGGAGGTGACTATTTATGCGTAGTGATTATTATATTTTTTTACTATTTATTATGGTAGTTAGCTTTATCGGTGGTTATACCCGTGACTAATAGACTTAAAGGACAGCGTGTATATTTAGCTGGCGCTATGGATAGAGTCCCAGATAGAGGAATGGGATGGAGAGAACATATTACTCCTGTTTTAAAAACATTAGAGATTAATGTGTTTGATCCCATTAAAAAACCAGGGGCTATAGGTTTAGAAAATGAAGAAACACATAAAGTCAAGCAAACCTTAAAACTCGCTAAAAAATACGACCAGCTAACTGAAATAATGAAAACCATTAGAGCAGTTGATTTAAGGCTCGTTGATATAAGTGATTTCTTAATTGTACATCTAGATACAGATACTCATCCCTGTGGAACTTTGGAAGAAATTTTTCTTGCCAATAGACAAAAGAAACCTATTATAGTTCATATACAACAAGGTAAACATAATTGTCCAGATTGGCTTTTTGGTACTATTCCACACGAATTATTTTTTGATACATGGGACGGTATCATATCATACTTATATCATATTAACACTAGCGCTAACATAGACTCCTTAAATAGATGGTATTTTTTAAATGACTAATATAGTTTTTGTTTCAGATGCTTTTGTTCAGGATTGGCTTGGGGGAGCAGAATTAACTACAGAAGCAATTATAAATGAGGCTCCACATAATACAAATGTAACAAAAATTAAAAGTACAGAATTAACTATAGAATTTATTGATCAGCATAAAACTCATAAGTGGATATTTGGTAATTTTTTCAATCTTAATCCAGACACTATGATATATTTTTTGGCTCAAAGAATAGAATATTCTGTTATAGAGTACGATTATAAATACTGTATAGTCAGAATACCTAAGCTACATAAAAAACAATACGGTCAGTGCTGCGAAAAGACAACAAGAGGACAACTAATATCTTTGTTTTTTTCACTAGCAAAAAGTGTATGGTGGATGTCTGAACAACAAAAACAATGGATAGAAAATGCTTTTCCTGTTTTAAAACAAATTAAAAACAGTTTTGTGTTAAGTTCCACACTAGGAGATGAGATATTCAATAAAATAAATACTCTGGATTGTTCTAAGAAAAATAATAAGTATTTAATACAAAATCATTCACACATACTCAAAGGAACCCCACAGGCAATAGAATTGGCAAATACAGAAGGTTTAGAATTTGAATTGTTTGCCAATCTAACTCACGATGAAATGCTAAAAAAATTCTCTGAATCTAAAGGATTAATTTTTACACCTACACAATTCGATACATGCCCCAGAGTAACTATTGAGGCTAAATTGTTAGGCTGTGAATTAATTTTAAACGATAACGTACAACATAAGGATGAAGAATGGTTTAGTAAAGGTAAAAATGAAATTATTAATTATTTAAAAAGTAGAACTAAATTTTTCTGGGAGACAATATGAACAACACATTAGTTGTTATGGGTAATGGCCCATCTTTAAAAGATATAGATTGGGATTTGTTGAAAGAATGTGATACGTTTGGTTTAAATTCAGCTTACAGAGCCTATGAAAAACTAAATTGGTATCCTACATATCATGGGTGTTTTGATCATTTGGTTACAGACTGTCATGAAAATAATTTTGTAAATCTAATAAATAGCGGTAAAGTAAAGAGACATTTTTATATACATCCTATTGCCAATGCAGAAAATTTTACACACATAAATTTACAAACATATGGATCAACTAATAAAGTAAATAAGTCTGTAGAAGATTTCAAATGTTTTACAGATAACGGAAATAGTGGTGCTAACGCTTGTTCTGTAGGTATGTGTTTAGGATACAAAAAGATTATATTGATTGGAGTAGATTGTAATTATGTTGAATATGTAGATGGTTCTGCACCTCATGGTGGAGGACTACAAATGACAAGAACTCCTGATAAAAATCCCAATTATTGGTTTGACGATTATCAACAAAAAGGAGATAAATACAATGTGCCTAGAGGACAAACATTTCATAAACCCACTTGGAATCATTTTTCTCATTTAGCCAAGGAAAATAATATTGAAGTTATTAATTGTAGCCCCATATCTACACTGGAATGTTTTAAAAAGCAAAGTCTAGAAGAGGCTGTCAAATGATAAAAATATATTCTAAGATTAATCCAAACCTTCTGCTTCATATAATAAATAATTCTGAGGCGACTCAAAAAAGAGTCGATATAATTCCTGAAAATAATTTTTTACAATGTTCATACTTTAAACATAGTAAAGGCAAAACTTTTGCTCCACATTATCATATAAAAAAAGAAAGACATTATAACAAACAAATAGCACAAGAATCTTGGGTTATCATTCAGGGTAAAGTTAAAGGTATCTTTTATGATATTGATAATACTATTATAGCAGAACACATATTAGAAAAAGGTGATGCTAGTTTTACTCTAGAAGGTGGACATAATTATGAAATACTAGAAGATGATACTATTATATATGAATATAAGACAGGCCCATACGAAGGACAAGCATTAGATAAAAGGTTTATAGATGATTAAAATAAATATGGGATGTGGCTGGAGAAATTTTGGGACAGATTGGATTCATATTGATTCTGGTGATTATGAACATTTAGATTATAGTTCTATAACAAACCTAGAACAATTTAAAGATAATTCAGTCGATTTAATTTATGCTTCTCATGTAATTGAGTATTTTGATAGAGAAGAGGTAAAGAATGTTTTACTAGAGTGGCAAAGAGTTTTGGTTACAAGTGGAGTTTTAAGGCTTTCTGTTCCTGATTTTAGACAGATTGCTCACTTATATTTAAATAAAACATACGATTTACATAAATTTCTTGGGCCTTTATATGGCAAAATGACTATGGGTAAAGAAACAATATACCATAAAACAGTTTACGACTTACACTCATTATCGTCCTTGTTGTATGATTTAAATTTTAAAAATATACATCTTTACGATTGGAGAAGAACAGACCATGCAAATTTTGATGATCATTCTCAAGCATATTTACCCCACATGGATAAAGAGAATGGAAAACTACTTAGCCTAAACTTGGAGTGTATAAAGTGAGTTTTAACTCTGTACAAATCTTTGAAGAAAAAATTGCAGATTTTTATGGGTCTCCATATGCTGTTGCTGTAGATTGTTGTACTCATGGTATAGAATTATGTCTCAGACATACAAATACTTTGCATTACTCCGTCCCAAAGAGGACGTACATTTCGATACCTATGCTGGCTAATAAATTACAAATAACTTTTTCTTGGCAGGATTTAAATTGGCAATACTATTATTTTTTAGGGAATACAAATATTATAGATGCAGCAGTAAACTGGAAAGCTAATAGTTATATAAAGAATACTTTTATGTGTTTAAGTTTTCAGTTTCAAAAACATTTGAGTTTAGGCAGAGGAGGTATGATATTAACAGATAGTCAGGACAGTTATGAGACTCTCAAAAAAATGTCATACGATGGAAGACTACCGAATACTCCTTGGAGAGAGCAAAATATTAATACTATGGGTTATCATTATTATATGACTCCAGAAACAGCAAACATGGGCATACAAAAATTACCTGAAGCCATCAAAAGAAAACCTAGAAAATGGCAAGTCTTAGATTGGCCTGATTTAACACAAATGGAGATTTTTAAGTGAAAAAAGCACTAATAACTGGTATCAACGGACAAGACGGAAGCTATCTTACAGAATACCTTTTATCATTAGGATATGAAGTTCATGGTATCGTAAGAAGGCACTCTGTAGCAGAAAATCAAAATTATAGATTAGCTAAACATAATATTAATTCTAATAGTCATACTCACTACGGAGATTTAACTGACTATCCTTCTCTGGTCAGAATTGTTTCTGAAGTTTCACCAGATGAGATATATAACTTAGGAGCCATGAGTCACGTTAGGATTAGTTTTGACATGCCTTCCTATACTATTCAGACCAATGCTTTGGGCGTTTTGAATATGTTGGAAATATACAAAGCTCTATGTCCAAATGCTAAATTTTATCAAGCCTCATCTTCTGAAATGTTTGGTAATTCTGTAGATGATGATGGGGTGCAAAGACTCACGACTCCTATGAACCCCGTCAGTCCTTATGGATGTTCTAAAGTACTGGGAT